GTCAATTTCATGTTTCTGCTCCTTCCTGGTTTTAGCACGGCCTGCCGGGGGTCTGTAGGGCGGCCTCCCGTAAGAGGGGCAAAGGATAAAACAAAACAGGCTTTGCCCCTTGTATTCCAAGAGACAAAGCCTGTGTATAGCTCTGCGGTACCACTCTTATTGGGGCAGTGCCCCCACCTCATGGGCCTCCAACAAGGCCCGGCACTGTAACGGGTGCGCCCGTACCGCCCTACTGTGATTTCGGGTGGTCTGCTCCGGGATCAGTTCGCGGCCTGCTGCCCTGCTGCCTTGCACCGACCGGCAGCTCTCTGCAGGGTGCGGGACCGTTACTAACTTCCCATCCACGCATTGTCTGAATGTGTGATAAACTATACCGTACTTTTGCAGATTTGTCAAGACTTGTTTGAAAATTCCGCAACAAAGAAAAAGTCAAGCATTTATTGCGCACAAATTTTCGCCTTTTATTTTGTCTAATTTTAACATGACAATATGGCCGCCGTCAATTCCCTTGGTCGGCAGCCTCCGCTTTCCCTTATTATGTTCCTCATGCCCCCTCCAGTTTCCCCCTTTCTCCCATGTGTCCCATACTGCCTACGCCGATAGCCCTATTTCCCGCAAGCAGGCCCGGAAAGCCACTTCGCTACTTATATACCCCAGTATCTTCCGGGGGTAGTTGTTTATCCATTGTTCGGTCTCTGCGATCTGTCTTGCGCTCACCTTTTCAAAGTCGGTTCCCTTGGGGTGTTTCCGCCTAATCATAATGTTGGCGTTTTCGTTGCTCCCGCGCTCCCACGAGGAATAGGGGTGGCAGAAATAAACCTTTGTCCGGGGGATGGTCTTGTTGACAGCGCTGCGCTCCATCTCCTCCGCCGCCGAGAACTCAGAGCCGTTATCAACCGTAATCGTCCTAAAAATCTTCCTGAAATTCACTGCTCCGATTTTCCGCTCCAGCGCGTCCAATGCTTTAACAATGGTCTCCGCTTTGCGGTTCGGTATCAGTATGATGATCTCCCGCCGGGTCTTTCTCTCGGTCAGTACCAGAAGCGCCTTGCTGGTACTATCCTTTTTATTGTACACCGTATCCATTTCCCAGTGCCCAAACTCCTCCCGGTTCTTTACTCTCTCCGGTCTGCGTTCGATGCTCTCACCGGCAGATGCCCTGGCCTGGTCTTTCCTTGTCTTTACCTTTTTGTACCCCTGCTTTTTCTTCCCGCGCCGCGGCAAATCCACCTGTGTGATACGCAGGAATATCCCTTTTTTGATATAGCTGTAAATGGTTGCTACGGAAACAGAGGTCTTGAATGTCCGGCCCTCCATCTTTGCATACCCCAGTACAGCGGCAGGGCTGCAATCGTTGGCGATGATCGTCTCCTCGATGTATCGGGCCAATTCGTGATCTGCTCCAATCTTCAAGTCTGGCCCTTTTTCCCGTAAGTGATTTTGATACCGCTCCTCTGCGATGTCCGGGCTGTACGCCGTCACCATCTCCCAGGTGTCCCCATCCAGCCGCTCATATTCTCCCCGCTTCAATTCCCGGTAGACGGTGGAGATGTGGACGCGCAGCTTATCCGCGATCTCTCTCGGCTTCATCCCTTTGTTCAGCCACCGTTCCATTCTCAGCCTGTCGTTCTTTGTCAGGTGCTTAAATGTGCGTTCCTTGGCCTGCACTGTAATACCTCCTCCCGTGCATCCCGGCGGGCGGTTTCCGGTTTCCCGGTTCCGTTCCGCTTGTCTTGTTTTGTCGCATTTTACACCCTTATGATACCCAATATTTCCCCGCTCCGCAATAGTTATTTTCACTGTTGCGTGTATAATGAAAAATCCCCCGGCTACCGCACCTGTAAGTGTGATAGCCGGGGGACATCTTTACTCTGTTTTTCTCTTTTCCCAGTTAATAATCTGCTCCAGCGCCTCTCGCAGTTTGTCATATCCAAACATAGCGGCGTAGGCGACGAACAAGCCCAGGGCTACTGCTCCGGCCACCATGTACCAGGTGACGGCCCACGCCATGATCTGACAGGCTGCGAAGAACGCCAGAAGGGTCACGGCCATCGCCACAAGAAAGGCCAGAATGTTGGTGGGTATCTTTTCCCAGGTGAGCTTTTTGAGAACCTGGGTGATGATGTTGGTGACCACCGTCAGGATAAGAGCCGCCAGCAGAACAGCGGATACCGCCAGGGGAATGTACTGCATAATGTTATCCATGTGTATACCCTCCTATTACACTTTCGTCAAATGCTTCTTGTCAACCGCGCCGGTGATAGCCCCGCTTTTCAGCGTGGATACCACCACGCGGTTCCCGTCAATGCCGCGCACATACAGCTTTGCGGCATATACCCATGCAGCAAACTTGCGCATGGTGCCGTAGATCGTTGCCGACTTGTCCATCTTCACCCGGTCGCCCACAGCAAGGGCTGCGTCAGCAGATGCCGTGGCCGCGATGTCGTCCTCGTCTACCCATCCATACACAGAAGTGCCCACCACATGATAGGGGTGCTTGCTTCCCGGATTGATGGCCGTCACCTTTGCCTCGCACGGCTTGCAGTTCTTTCCCGTCGCCGCATTGGAGCTGGTGTAGTGCTTCTTCGCCAGAGATTGCACCATCTGGCCCACCTTGTATTTCAGCGCTTCGGTTGCGCCTCCGGTTGTCGGCGGGTTCGGTGCCGGGGTTGTCGTGGTGCTTCCGCTCACAGCCGGGTTATAGATAAAGCCCAGGAAAGTGTACCCGCTCCCGGCTCCCCAGTTCCCTGCACCTTTCTTCCGGCGCTTTGTCCAGAACGGGGTTTTGCTTCCGTATCCGCTTTCGCTGGTCACGATCTCAGTTGCACTGATGATCTGCTCCACGATTGCCACATGACCCGCTCCATCCGATCCGTTCAGCGTCGCTCCCTTGCGCCACACCATGCAGGCCCCCAGCTTCGGCTCCTGACCTACGGCCAGGCCCCCGGCAAACTGGATAAAGTTTTCGGCGTTCACGGGCCGCAGATATTTGCAGCACCCGTAACCGCCGATCTCATTAAATCGCCCATAGGCATAGCCCACGCAGTTGGAAAGGGTGTTGCACAGCGCGTCCACCGGCTTTCCCTTGATGGCGTCCGACCATCCTCCGCTCGCCTTGGTGATGTAATATTTGTTGCCCGCCTCCGGTCGGGTCAGTCTCGGCTTGAATGTTCCCACAGCTTGTCCCTCCTTGGGTTTTGCGTACCTGTCATAATACTTCTGCCCGAACGAGGCCCGGCGCTTTTTCGCCGTCTCGCTCTGATCTGCCGGGCGCTCAAATTGCAGCAGGACTGCATCTGATGCCTGCCGGACGCTTCCCACCGTTTTCAGCGTGGTCAGAACGGCTTTGTAACCCTCACGCAGCTCTTTCATCAGGAAATCAAGCTGCATCTCCAGGTCTCCGATGCTCCGGCCCGCCGCCTTGGCAAAATTGAAAAGTCCCTGTTTCCGGCTCCAGTAAGTCCACTGTGCCAGCCCATAACCGGCGCAGTCCCGCACGAACCCGGTATAGGTTCCTCCGTCAACCGCCGCCGTGTATGAGGCGTCCGTCATACCCAGCTTTTTTTCGTAGGTGTTTTGCAGGTTGTCCGGTCGCAGGCCGCTTTCTGCATACAGGTTTCCCATCAGCCCAGCGGCTCCACAGTCGTTTAACCCTGCGCCTTTCAGGTAGTTCCAGATTTTTTCCTCATTGTTCCTGCCGTTCAGCACGATCTATCCCTCCTTTACGGTTCCTCTGTCTGTTGCATGGCCTGCTCCATCGCCTCCCTTTCCCGTTTCATATCCTCCCGCTGCCACCGTCTGTCCTGCCGTTTATCCTTGTTGGTCTTTATCCAGCCCAGGATACCGCACTCCCCGCCCAGTGTGGCAAACACACAGGTTACAAGGGTATCCGGCACCGAGCCGTAGACCTGGAACAGCCGTATCATGGTAACGGTAAAGATAACCAGACAAATAAAGACGAGCAGCAAGATCAAGTCCATCGTTCCGATGCGCTTCTTCTTGCGTTTCGTCTTTTTGTTCACCCGCCGCCCGGCCATCTCAGCCCTCCTGGATATGCGGGTGGGCGCTTTTGTTCAGGTGCTTGTCCAACCTCGCCAGTGCGTCCTTGCATGGCCCGTTGCACCCCTGCTCCACAAGCCCTTGCAGAGCGCCCCGCAGTCCGTAGCAGATCAAGGTCTGCTCCTCCTGCATGGCGTTGATGAACTCGTTCTGTTTCCTGTTGTTCTCCAGCACCTTGTACACGGCCACGACCGCCGCCACCAATGCCCCCAGTGCGCTCAGCAGGCTTGCTGCCTTGATGATAAAGTCCGCGTCGATGTACATTCCCTCGTCCTCCTGCGTATCAGCCCGGCCAATCGGTTCCGCCGATGGCCTCACGGTATGCCTTATCGGCTTCCGCGATCTCGTCCCGCCCGGTCTCCGTGTCGCCCAGCTCCGCCAGGCGGGTTGCCAGAACACGGATGGCTTTTGCCTGGATTTCTGTCACCGTCTCCAGTTCAGCGATGATCTGCAAATGGCTGCTCATTCTTTCGCCTCCGACCACCCGCTGACGCCGGGTTCCCACACATTCGCATCCACATCACTGACCCAGTGCTTCCCGTTGTGCGACACCTTTGCCCCCTTGGCGTAGGCGTCATGCGCTCCAAGCGGCTGGCTCCATTCCGGCCACTCCTCCGCAGGGTCAGCGGCCACAGACCACAGGCTTGCCGCCTTGTCCGGCTCCCATCCCGCCTGCGAGGTGTGCTGCTGTACGCACCGGTACAGCTTCTCTCCATAGCGCCGGTACTGGCCCACTTTGTAAGAGACCCCCGCCTGCCATTCCTCAAACAGATTTTTGTGTTCCCCGGCAGTCGTCCCGTCGATGCCGCCGGTCTCGGCCAGGGCGACAAAGGTGATCTCCGTCGCCGCCTTGGTTTCATCCAGCATCTTGGTACGGTCGATGTAGCGGTAATGCTCGCTGATGGCATAGAAGTCGTACTTCGTCCCGTCCTCGTCCTCCGCCGTCAGATAGTGCCGGTCAATGCGGCACCGGTCTGTGATCGTGTTGTCGTCGTACTCCCGAACCGTGGTCAGGTACTCCCCCTCCTCCAGCTTCGGGCCGCCAATGACTTTCAGGTTTTCACGCATCACGCCGTCGATTTCAGCGGTTCCGTACACATATTCCATCTTGCCTGCTCCTTTCTCGTATGCTCTCTTACCACGAGCTTCAATTTTCGTTGCAGCCCTGTTTCCACATACTTCTCAAAGAAATGTACATGGTTGCAGTGCTTCATTTGGCCCAACCGTGACAATAGGCCC